AAAGTGTAGCTCAAGCCGATTATGAAGATGCTATAAAGCTACAACAGGGTACTTACAAAGACGCTCAAGATGCTTACAGAGTAGCTCAGGTAGAAGCACGTAGAACCGCTGAAGCAGACGTGCAGCAACGTATAGCAGAGCAAAAAGAACAAAATAGGATACAACGAACCATAGACACAGACGGCGATGGTGTTTACGACGTTGTTGATCTATTCCCAAATGACCCTACTGAGTGGGCAGATTCTGATGGTGATGGTGTTGGAGATATTGCACAACAAAAAGCTCTTGATGAAGCATTGTTGACAACGATACCTGATTATCCTGAGTTTGATGACCTTCCTGTTGTAGTCCCTGTCGAGCAAGTACCACCACCAGAAGATCCTCCATTAGATATAGCAGAGCCAGTTGTAGAGCAACCTGTAGAAGACCCCACTACAGGGGGCGGTGGTGATGAAGGAACTCCGGCAGAGCCTATTGTTGAACAACCTACAGATGTGGGAGAAGAACAGCCTACATCCACAGACATTATTGCTGCTCAGTTAAGAGAAGCTATCGGTGCTGAAGAAGACCCTAATGTTAAAGAAGGTCTACAGCTAGAGTTAGACAAGTGGCTATCCGGTGGCCCCACAGAATATCAGACTGTTCCCAGTGGCCCACCTCCTCCAGATGTAACTGGAGACTTTGACGTTACCGATGCAGTATCTTGGGTTGCCCGTCTAACAGACTATTTTAAGGAGCAACCTGCTTCTGGAGTAGAAACTGAGCCTACAGATCCTTTAGCTGATGACTTCCCTGAAGTACCGCTTACAGGCGGCCCTGTAGATTTTGACCCTGTAGAACCTGTAGAGCCTGTACAAGATCCTGTACAAGATCCTGTACAAGACCCTATAGAAGACCCAACAGGCGGAACAGCAGACACAGGTGTAGGAGCCGGAGATACAGGAACAGGAGGTGGTGAAGGCACTGGAGAAGGCACTGGTACTGGTGCAGGAGTGGGTGCGGGGTTGGGAGTAGGTCTTACTTTAGGGCTTGCATCAGGAATGTTAAAACCCCAAGCAGTTACTGACACTTTGTTCAAAGATATACCATTTAAGAGAAACTACCAAGCTCCTGAAATAATAGGCGCTATTGAAGATCTACCCACGTATAAAGCCCCTCAAGTTGGCTTGTTTCAAGGAATTATATAATGAGTACAACTTATTTAACATTAGTGAACAGCGTACTTAGACGCTTACGAGAAGATGAAGTGTCTGCTGTAGCTAACACAGCGTACTCTAAAATGGTAGGTGACTTTGTAAACGATGCAAAGACACAAGTAGAGAACGCACATGACTGGTCTACACTTAGGACTACAGTAGTTGTTTCAGCATCGTCAGGAACTTCAGAATACAGCTTGACAAATGCTGGAGAACGTGTTAAAATATACAGTGTCATTAACGACACATCTAATTTCTTTGTTACTTACCAAACTCCTACATGGGTAAACAATGCAGTGTACAACGCTGGCTCTACTAGTGGCGCACCAGCATACTATACTTACTCAGGTGTAGACGGCTCAGGAGATACACAAGTTACATTGTACCCTACACCAGACGCTTCTTATTCTTTACGTTTTGATTTAATAGCGAGGGAAAACGCACTAAGCAATGACACAGATACAACTGCATTGCCTTCTAATCCTATCGTTCATGCAGCAGTCGCTTTACTTGCAAGAGAAAGAGGAGAGACTGGCGGCACGACAGCACAAGACTACTTCCTTATCGCAGACCGTCATTTATCAGACGAGATTGCGCTAGACGCATATAAAAACCCAGAAGAATTTATTTTTAGGGTTCCGTAATGGCACAACAAAGACAGAGCATATACGTAGGAGCGCCGGGGTTTCGTGGGTTAAACACTCAAGATTCTCCTGTTAACCAAGATTCGTCCTTTGCATCCATTGCAGAGAATGCTGTCATTGATAAGTTTGGTAGGATTGGTGCTAGACAGGGCATAGATAAAATTACTAGCTCAGTCACCCCATTAGGCTCTAGTGTAGGGATAGAGACTATTTTTGAGTTTACTAAGCGTGATGGAAGCATTGTAGTATTCTCTACAGGTAACAATAAGATATTTACAGGTACTACTACATTAACTGACGCTACAAACAGTATGACAGTCAGTGCAAACAACTGGAAGATTGTCTCATTCAATGGTGACGCTTACTTCTTTCAGAGAGGACACGACGCACTAGAGTACACCACAAGCGCAGGGACTATAGGGGTACTGTCTTCCGACGCTCCTAATGCTAATGAAGTATGCGCTGCATTTGGTAGACTGTGGGCAGGGGACGTAACAGGTAATAAGTATACTCTGTTTTTCTCAGATACATTAGACGGTGACGATTGGACAGGGGGTACGTCAGGATCTTTAGACCTAACTACAGTCTGGCCTACAGGCTTTGATGAAATTGTAGCTATTAGAGAGTTTAACAACTTTTTAGTTATCTTTGGTAAGCAAAGCATTCTATTGTACTCAGGTGCTTCTGCTCCTGCAAGCATGGTTTTAGCTGATGTTATTACAGGGATTGGCTGCGTAGCTAGAGACAGCGTACAGGACACAGGAACAGACCTTATATTCTTGTCGGATTCAGGTGTACGTAGCTTAGGTAGGACTATTCAAGAAAAGTCTAACCCCATTGGCAACGTGTCTAAAAATGTACGGGATGACATAATCTACTACACAGGTGTAGAGACAGGGAACATTAAGTCAGTGTACAGCCCAGAACACGCTTTTTACTTATTGTTCTATCCTGTTAGTTCTATTGTGTACTGCTTTGATATGCGAGGTGTATTAGAGGATGGTAGCCATAGAGTAACTACTTGGCCTGCAACTAAAATTTTTTGTGGTAATGTATCGTCAGACGGGACTGTGTTCTTAGGCACAGCAAAAGGCATAAATCAGTACAAAGATTACTTAGATGACACAAGCCCTTACACAATGAGATACTATACACAGCCACTAGCTTTTGGCGATCCTTCAAGACTCAAAATACTAAAAGAAATATCTTTTAGAATTATAGGTGGACAAGGAAGTAATTTAGTTCTAAACTGGGGCTACGATTACACAGAAGCATATTCTAAACAAGCAATAACTATAGCTAACTCAAACATAGCGGAATATGGAATTGCTGAATACAACACAAGCACAGCAGAATATAGCGCCTCTATTATTGTAGACGTAGCTAAATCAAAAGCAACCGGCTCTGGAGAAGTGGCTACTATTGGAGTAGACGCTATAATTAACGGAAGGCCGTTGTCTGTGCAAGAACTAAAGACTGAAGCACTCATAGGCAAATTAGTATGACAAATTACTCAAAGACAACCAACTTTACAGCTAAAGACTCTTTAGTATCTGGTGATGCTAATAAGATTGTCAAAGGCTCTGAGATTGATGCAGAGTTTGATAATATTGCAACTGCATTAGCAACCAAGGCAAACATTGCTAGCCCAGTGTTTACAGGTGTAGTTTCTTTTCCTGACGGTACTGCTGGTGATCCTTCCATAACAAACACAGGTGACACTAACACTGGTCTGTTCTTTAGCGCAGCAGACACCTTAGCCTTTAGTGCCGCAGGTACTGCACAGTTTACAATGTCTGATGGAGCTATTGCACCTGTAACGGACAATGACGTAGACCTTGGCACTAGCTCCTTAGAGTTTAAGGACGGTTACTTTGACGGTACTGTACACACTGACGCTATTAACTTAAACGGTACAGCTATCACCTCTACAGCCGCTGAGCTTAACATTCTGGACGGAGTGACTGCTACTGCTGCTGAGTTAAATATCTTAGACGGCGTAACGTCAACCGCAGCAGAACTAAATATCCTTGACGGTGTAACAAGCACTGCCGCAGAGTTAAACATACTGGACGGTGTAACAGCCACTACTGCTGAATTAAACTACAGCGACACTGGGTCTGCGGTAGGCACTGTAGTAGCAAGTAAAGTTGTAACAGTAGACGCAAACAAAGACGTAGCCAGCTTCCGTAACATTACACTTACTGGAGAACTAGATGCAGGATCTCTTGACATTTCAGGCGATGCTGACATTGACGGGACGTTGGAAACTGATGCACTGTCTATTAATGGCACAGCGGTTACGTCTACGGCAGCAGAACTCAACATACTTGATGGCGTAACTAGCACTGCTGCTGAACTAAATATCCTTGATGGAGTTACGTCTACCGCTGCTGAACTGAATATCCTAGACGGAGTTACTGCGACTACAGCAGAACTGAACATTATGGATGGCGTAACGTCCACAGCGGCAGAGCTAAATATCTTGGATGGTAAAGCATTCCTTGATGAAGACGATATGTCTTCCAACAGTGCTACAGGTATTGCTTCTCAGCAGTCTATTAAGGCTTATGTAGACGCACAGATTACTGCTGAAGACTTAGACGTTACTTCAGACAGCGGTACGATTGCTATTGACCTAGACAGCGAAACACTGACCATTGCTGGTGGTGAAGGTATTGATACGTCTGCTACAGGCAACACAGTTACTATTGCCGCTGAAGATGCTACCACATCAAACAAAGGTGTAGCCTCTTTTGATTCTAATGATTTTTCAGTATCTAGTGGAGCGGTTAGTTTAGCCACTACGTCCACAGCAGCAGAACTGAACATTCTTGATGGCGCTACAGTTACAACAGCAGAACTTAACATTTTAGATGGTGTTACAAGTACGGCTGCTGAACTAAACATATTAGATGGCGTTACTTCCACTGCGGCTGAGTTAAACATTCTTGATGGTGTTACGGCAACCACAGCAGAACTAAACTACAACGACACAGGCGCTGCTGTAGGTACAGTGGTAGCCAGTAAGGTAGTTACTGTAGATGCTAACAAAGACGTATCTAGCTTTAGAAACATAACTATTACTGGTGAGCTAGACGCTGCTTCTCTGGACATCTCAGGCGATATAGACGTAGACGGAACCACTAACCTTGATGTCGTGGACATTGATGGTGCTGTGGATATGGCAAGCACTTTGGCTGTGGGCGGTGTAGTCACTGCCAACGCTGGCGTAGTCGTAGACAACATCACGATTGATGGGACGGAGATTGATCTATCTTCTGGTGATCTGACGCTGGACGTAGCTGGCAACATTATACTTAACGCAGACGGTGCAATTTGGAAGTTTGAAGACGCTTCCGTTGAAATATTTCGAATTAATAGCGGCAGTCAAAATGCAAATCTAGTATCTATGGTGCAAGACAAAGACCTTAGATTGCAGGGCTATGACGGGTCTAGCTTAATCACTGCGCTAAATCTTGATATGTCAGCGGCGGGTGCGGCTACGTTTAATGCAGGAGCGACTTTCGGCGGCAACGTGGGAATAGGTGTCTCCAGCGTATCGTCAGCGCTACACGTAGCAGGAAGCACTGGAATAACTTTAGGCGCTATAGCAAGCAACACATGGCAAACAACGGCTATAAAAGCTATTGACGAAGGAGCAAGTTTTAAAGGCGCTTTAGCGTTTTATACACACCCTTCAGCAAGCTCTGCTGGCTCTCCTACTGAACGCATGAGAATCGACAGCAGCGGCAACGTGGGCATCGGAACTAGCGACCCTGACCAGAATCTTGTTGTTGAAAGCGCGGCAGACACTCAAATAAAAATTGTTTCTGGGGCTTCAAATGACGCTTACCTGACCTTTTACAACGGAACGTCGCTCAACCACTATTTTAAGCAAGACAACACTGGATTGTTTGAGCTTTACTACTACGACGGCAGTTCTGCAAACAGTAGAGTCGCTGTGGATACAAGCGGCAACGTGCTTGTTGGAACCACAGACACAACTCTTTTTAACAACACTTCTGGCGGCGGCATAAACTTAATGGCCGCGAACCGATTAGATGTTGCTAGGGCTGGGGATGTTGTCGCCACGTTCAATCGGATGACTAATGACGGTTCTATCATTCAGTTTTACGCACAAGGGCAATTAGAAGGCTCTATAGATGTTTCTGGCAACACTGTATCGCTTGTTGGTTTTTCTGGCGCACACGCATCCAGCGGAATTGACGTTACTACCGCGAAAGGCACAGTTGTTAGCACAATTGACCAAGAGCATAAAAACAGCCACGCCAAGATAAAAGTTTCAGATTCAGAAGGCGACGCTAGAGTCTATGGCGTTATAGACCGCGTTTCTGAAGAAGGGGACATTATTGTTTCTGGTGTGGGTATTGGTGAAGTAAAAGTCACAGGAGCTTGCGCGGGTGGTGACTTGCTTGAATCTAACGGTGATGGCACAGCCAAAGTGCAGTCAGATGACATTATAAGAAGTAAAACAATCGGGAAAGTAACAATCGGAAATGGTGATGAAGGTGTGAAGTTAGTTTCATGCGTTCTTTACTGCGG